TAAGATTCGCTGGCTACCCGCTAACAACGGCCCCAGCACAACCGGAGCGGCTACCTACACGCCAAAGTAGCCCCGCTATCAAGAGGTAATAAAATGGCAAAAGCAAGAGGCCACCGTGCCAACAAGCCTAACGACTCATTCGGAACAATCAACAATGATTCGTTATATCGTGGGAAGCACCGCGAAGATGTCTACAAAGACGACGAAGACAACGAAGCGGAAGAGACTGTAGAAGCACAAGACGCGGACCCCGAAGAGGCTACTCCGCAACAAGCAAGCAGTTTCGTAGAACAAAAGCAAGAAGCTGAACACGACTACAAGAAACGATACGACGACCTCAAACGTCACTACGATACAAAGGTAAATGAATTCAAACAGGAAATCGCGGAATTAAAAACGGTTATGCAATCTCCTCAAGCACAGATGCCGAAGGGGGTAGCAATGCCAAAGACTCCAGAAGAACTGCAAGCATTCAAAGACCAGTATCCAGAAGTGTTCGAAGTCGTACAGACCGTTTCATCCTATCAGGCTGAATCACAAGTTGCCGAACTCCGCGAGGAACTAGGTACGATCAAAGAGCGTGAAAAGGAACTCGAAAAGCAGAAGGCTTACCAGCAACTGCTCAATCATCACTCCGACTTCGACGAGATCAAGTCAGATGAAAAGTTTCTTTCGTGGCTCGAAGAACAGCCTGAGTCAATCTCAGATGGCATCTACAAAAACAATACGGATGCTAAATGGGCGGCACGGGTCATAGACCTCTACAAGGCCGATACTGGTGTACCGGCAAAAAGGAAGAAGACCACAAAACCTTCTGCAGCAGATGCAGTTACTAAGACCTCCGCGAGAGAAGTAGCGACTGCAAAAGTAGACGGCAAGGTGTGGAAAGCTTCCGAAATCCGTAGTCTCAAGCCGTGGGAGTTCGAGAAACTCGAAGAAGAACTCGACTCTGCGCGTCAAGAGGGACGGATCGATCCTAACAACTAACCTTAACCTCAAGAAGGAAGGAAAGAACCAATGGCATTTGGTACTGCTGCAGGTTACGCAAACCTGCCTTCCGGTAACTTCGCACCGGAAATTTTCAGCCAAAAGGTTCTCAAGTTCTTCCGTCGTGCTTCGGTTGTAGAAGACATTACAAACACCGACTACGCGGGCGAAATTGAAAACTTTGGCGACACGGTTCGCATCATCAAAGAACCAACAGTCACTGTCAGTGCATACACACGGGGTTCCGTTGTAAACGCACAAGACTTGGCTGACGATCAAATCACGATGGTTGTCGATAATGCAAACGCTTTCGCGTTTAAGATCGACGACATCGAAGAGCGGCACTCGCACGTAAACTTCGAAGCACTTGCTACCTCATCCGGTGCATTTGCCCTGAAGCGTAAGTACGACGCCAATGTTCTGCAAGCCATGTCAGATGGTGCAGGCATTGCAGGTGCTGACGATGCTTCACTCTCCGGCGGGTTGACCACTACCAACTCTGCTCTGGGTACAGCATCCGCTCCAATCAACGTAGAAACCGACGATGCAGGCATCAACCTGATGCTGCTGATGGCACGTTCGCTTGACGATCAGTCTGTGCCGGAAGAGAATCGCTGGTTCGTAGCACCGCCGATCTTCTACGAGAAGATGTTCCAAGCCGGTAATAAAATGGCTGAAGTTCAGGTAACCGGCGATGGTACTTCACCACTGCGTAACGGTCTTGCTGTACCGGGCACCCTTGCTGGTTTCCGCTGCTACAAGTCCACCGCACTCAACTCGACAGCAGGCACCGATCAGGTAACTCTGTCTGGTGTGGCAACTGATGCCTCTGAGAATGTTGTTCTCGCAGGTCACATGTCGTCCACCTCCACTGCTTCGCACATTGCTAAGACCGAAGTGGTTCGTTCAACTGAGTCGTTCTCTGACGTAATTCGTGGTCTGCACGTTTTTGGTCGCAAAGTTCTGCGTCCAGAAGCTGTCGTTCGCGGCGTCATCGACTTTGCGTAGGGGAGGGTTAAGTAAATGACTACTTACAATCATACCATTCCCGGTGGCGGCACTGTCGGACATCCCGGCAATGTTCCCCGGCCTTACATGGTCCAGTCTCGCATCTTCGATGCTGCTGACCAGAACCTGTCAGCTAACGATGTCGTTCAGATGATCGATGTTCCGGACAATACAATGGTTATTGGCGGATGTATCGACGTTCTTGAAGCAGGCGGTTCAGGCTTGACCTACGATGTGGGTCTCAGCACTGACATCGACGCTTTTGCTGACGGTGTTGACGGAAACGCTGACGCCATCTACCAGTTTAACCTCAAGGCTGCAGGCATCAATACTGTTATTGCTGCTGACGCCATTCAGGTTAAGGCACTGGGTGCAGGCGTGACTGCAGGACGCTTCCGCGTTATCGCCATCCTGTGCGATATCGGAACAGGTCCTAAGCAGACTGCTTCCGTAACTACGGGTACATAATACTTTTGGGGGCAGGGCAACTTGCCCCCTTTACTCCTTACTCAATTCATGTTATAAGCAATAACCTTTGCGGGGGATACACCTATGGCACGTAAAGCACCGCCCAAACCAAAGAAGAAGTCGGGCAGCCCTACGCCTAAGAACAAGGCTCTCTACTCTCGTGTAAAAGCAGAAGCAAAGAAGAAATTTGATGTTTACCCAAGCGCATATGCAAATGCTTGGCTTGTTCGCACATACAAGAAGCGTGGCGGGACGTATGCCTAATGGCTAAACCGAAGGGCGGCTTAACGAAATGGTTCAAGGAAGACTGGCGGGATGTAAAGACCGGCAAGAAGTGTGGTCGCTCCGGATCAGAAAAGAAGAAGAGGCCCTACCCTGCATGTAGGCCAGCCAAAGTTGCCAAGCGTATAACCAAGAAAGAAGCAGCAAAGAAGACCGGACCACGCAAAGTGAACTGGTCTGTGACAGCTTCGGGCAGAAAAAGGAAGAAGTCCAGTGGCAAGAAAGCCTGATAACATGCCCGCCCGCAACAAGAAGAACTTTCGCCCTACGAAGAAGGGTGCTGGTATGACGAAGGCTGGGGTGGCTGCATACCGCAAGAAGAACCCCGGCAGCAAACTCAAGACTGCAGTAACGGGCAAAGTAAAGCCCGGAAGCAAGGCAGCAAAACGTCGCAAGTCGTTCTGTGCCCGCTCTGCAGGACAGATGAAGAAGTTCCCGAAGGCAGCGAAGAATCCGAATAGTCGTCTTCGCCAAGCACGGAAGAGGTGGAAATGTTAAACCTACTGATAGGTCCGATTTCTGAACTAGCTGGCACATGGCTACAGGGCAAGGTCGAAAAGACCAAAGCCGAAACAGGTGCGAAGGTCGCGATGGCAAAAGCCGAAGCGGTCATCATGGAAAAGAAAGCAACAGGTGAAATAGACTGGGACTTGGAAGCGATCAAGGGTAGTCAGAACTCGTGGAAGGATGAGTGGCTGGTGATCTTGTTTTCTGTTCCCCTGATCCTAGCGTTTATACCGGGTATGGAAGATGTCGTCTCACACGGATTTCAACAACTGGAGCAAATGCCTGAATGGTACCAGTACAGCTTGGGCGTTATTGTTGCTGCAAGCTTTGGCGTACGAAGCGCAACGAAGTTCTTCGGAAAGAAATAGGCGTGGCTGACGTAACATTTGAACGCATCTCAAAGTGGAAGATACTCCCCCGGTTTATGATGCTTGTGATGACGTTGATGAGTTGGCGTTGTGCAGAGTGGTTTATGAACTTGGACAGCCCCACTGCAGCACAGTCCGCGTTTGTAAGCGTTGTAATGGGAGCCATGACAGGTGCGTTTGGTATCTGGATGGGCGGAGAAAACAAGGGCGAAAGCAGGAAACATAGCGATGAAGTATAACACCTCACACTTCCTAGACAAACTGATTGCACACGAGGGCATGGTCCTTACTGTCTATCAGGACACGCTGGGCATTGACACGATTGGTATCGGACGCAATCTCAAGGATCGTGGTATCAGCAAGGAAGAACTCGACCACATGGACATCCCGTCGATGGCTGTCGTATACGAACACGGCATCACAGAGGCTGATGCCCGGTATCTTGCAATGAACGACATGAAGATTGTGGAAGACGAGTTGTGCCGCGTACACAAGTGCGTAGAAGACCTCGACGCAGTACGTCAGCTTATCTTGATGGATATGGCCTTTAACATGGGTGTACCCCGCCTCTGTAAATTCAAGCGCATGTGGAATGCGATTCACGAACGGAAGTTCGACGACGCAGGACGGGAGATGCTCGATTCGAGGTGGGCGAAACAAGTCGGTTCGCGGGCCACTAAGCTTTCGGA